AGCCATTTTATTTTATTTTTTTAGGTTAAGGGAGGAAGGGTTTTACCCCCTCCTTCCGTATTATTTATTTTATTATGATTGGTGAACGATATCAGCTCCGATACCTAACTGAACACCTCCTGAGTAACGAGCTACTAATCTCATATTGTCGCTTCCGTCAAGAGCAGCCATATCTAATAATTTGATACTAGGTCCATCAATATCGCTTATCAAATCAGTCCCAAAGAATAAGTTAGACTTCTCTGCTGCTACTAATTGGTCGTTTGCCATTCCGTTACAAACAGCGATTTTGTACCCTTCAAATACAGGTGCATAGTCTCCGTTCATATTGTAAGCATTAACATATCCTAAAGTAGATACTGCTGATACATATAAAGCGTAAGTTTTAGGAGACATATAGATATGTAAGTCATCTTTTCTCAATACAGCAGAAATATCAGTTGCCATATCAGCTGTTAAAGTTTGTAAGTTAGCTATGATGTTAGCTGCTGTATAAGCACCTGAAGCAGTTGAACTGTTTACTGTACCATCTACTGCAAAGATACCTGTAGTAGCTGTTAAGAACCCTTCAAATTCTCCTGCTGTTGCTCCTGTTCCTGACCATACTGAAGACTCAACTCCATTAGCGATAATTTCTCCCATATAAGAGATAACATAGTCATCAAAGCTTGCAGGTGGTGGTGCTCCTGCTCCTGCTCTCATTTGTAACGCTTCCCAAGAGTCAAGTAAAGTTGACTTGCATAAGTCAAGGTTAATTTGTAGGTTCTTAGGTGTTAATACATTCTCAGTAAGTGCAAGAGTACCTGCGTCAGTAAAGTCGCAAGAAGCGTCTTTTACTAATCCTGAACCTGCCATTTTTTGAATGTTAGACTTATACTTGATGTTTTCAATCATAGTTAAGAAGTCTAGTGAGTTTGCTTGGTTTAAAGCTGCTGATACATAAAATCCTGCCGCCTTACCTGCATAGTTACTTGTTGTAGTAAATGCCATAATTTTTGTTTTTTATTTATTAATTTTTATTTATTTAAATCTTGTAAGAATTTTTCTCTTTTAGATAACTTAGCGTAATCTTTTCTAGCCATTGGTTTTCTTTCTGAACTGAATTTATTAGTATCTAAAGGTGCTGAAGCAGGTTGTGCTGCTAACTCAGTCTTTAGTTTTTCGTTTTCTTCTTTTAACTTAGTCAATTCATCTTCTACTGAAAATTCAACTACTTCTGTAGTTTTAATAGACTTAGGGTTTGTAGAAGGCTCAACTGTTTCTTCTGCTAATTCCTCAACTTCTTCTTCAGTATCTTTTTCTTCTCCTTTTAAGTCTGCAACTGCGTCCTCTAGGTTTTGTATTCTCTTTTCTAAACCTGCCCAATCAGCAACATCAGCTTCTTCAGCTAATTCTTCTGCTAACTCTTCTGAAGCTTCTACTTCTTCTTCAACTACTTCTTCAGTTTCGCTTTCAATAACCTCAGCAACAATACCTTCTTCTTCTACTCTGAAAGATACTCCTGTATCAGTTTTGTAAGTTCCAACAGGTAATAAAATTGTAGTTCCGTCTTCAGTCAATACTGAGATGTCCACACCTGCTTCTAATTCCTCAGCTGTTGAAACGAAAATAGTTCCATCTTCTGATTTTGCTTGCCACTCTAAAGATACTTCTGTTTCTTTGTTAAGACCTAGAGCTACTAAGATTTGTTCTTTAATGTCCATAATTTCTTTTTGATTTTATTAGTGTTTGTAATATATAATAGATAAACTATTACTTTGTTTGATTTTCGTTTATTATTTCATTTAAAGCAGATAAGATTTCCTCAGTCGTAGGTGCTTTTTCTGACATTTTCTCCATCTTGTCCGTAAAATAGCCTTCAATTGATAATCCTTTTAATTCTCCTTCTTTGATTTTATTCCAAAGTTCGTCATTCTCTATCTTCATTTTAACAAACCAAGTGCCGTTAGGTAAGTCGTAACCGTATAACTTAGACTTATCTTGGTCTCCTTCCTTAATCCAAGACTCAACCGTTAGAACGCCTGAAACCCTATCTTGATGTTGGTATGTAGCTTTATGGTGATTGTTATGTTTTAAATAAAGTTCAGATGCTTTGCGTACTGTTTCTTTTGAAAAGTAAACATAGTAATCTGAGTCTGTATTAGGGTCGTGTCTGAATATTTGCTTGTTAGGAATAAGTGCAGGACTAACCAACATTCTTTTTTCCTCATCTACTTTAGCAAATGTTAAGTTATTCTTTTCTTTTCCAAAGTAAACAAAGTCTTGTTCAATTGCAGGTGAAGTTACTAGACTAATAGCATCAATAGCTAGTTCTTGACTATCATCTGAAATTACAAGTTCTACAATAGATGTAGTCTTCTCATAGTAGTCTTTATTGGCTTCTTCACATTCAGCTATTGTATCGTATTGACAATCTCCTGTCTTTCCCCATTTTACTTTTCCGTTTTCACATTCTTCGCAAGGCATAGTATATAATATATTTAATTAATTTTTATTTGATTTTAGATTGTAGCTCTTCTTCTAATATTGGCTAATTGGTTTTGACTGTTTGTCATTTCATCTGTAACAACATAAGCACGAGTTGGTTCAGGTTCTACTCCCCCACTTAATTCAAAAGCTCCTGACATCATTTGTGGTGCAGGTGTTGCTGCTGCTCCTCCTCCTCCTGCTCCTCCTCCTCCTCCTGCGACAGGTGTGGAATATATCCTATTTACATTATTTAATCCTGCTGCTATAATTGCTGCGCCTGTAACAAAACCCGCAACACCACCTTGAGCAAACGCTTTGTTTGCCCCTGCATAAGTATCAATAATAGCCCCTGCTGCTGCTAATTCTTTGTTATCTCCTGCCAAGCCACTTAAAGCATTAGCAAGCCCTGAAAAAGCTGCTAATCGAGCTTCGGTTGTGTCTTCAGTTGACTCTACTTCCTTTTTATTACCATCAACAGTTATTTTTACTGAGTTATCTACTAAATCTAAATATTTTTCAAAATAAATTTCGTCAAGAAGTCCAAGTTGTTTATTTCTTTCTTCTCTGCTTTCTATTAGCTTAGCATCAGCTTTTGCTTGTTCCTCCTCATTTTTAAGGGCAAGTAATTTTTTTGCAAATTCGTCTTCTTGCCTTAATATTTCAAGGTCTTTTAATAAATTTTGCGTTGCTTCAAATTCTTTTTGATTTTGTATTCTTATCTGTTCATTTTTATTAATAGTTTCTTGCTTAATAGAATTTATCTTATTATTAAGCTCTATTTGTTTAGTAACAGACTCACCTCTAATATTAGCTAAGTTTATTTCTTTTTGGGCAAGAGAATCTAAAGCATCAGCTTCAGGGTCTAATATAGTAGATAGTCTTACCTTTTCAATTCTTACAGCTTCTTCCGCATTTGATATTCTTCTGTCCAATAGATCTGTTTCAATTCCAAATGCTTTCTCCGCTGCTTCTAATCTTTCTTTTTCTGTCTTAGTAACATCTTCTGCTATTAGCTTTAGTTCTTCTATATCCGCTCTCCTTTGTGCGGTTTCTACATTTAAATCTCTTTGGCTGTCAGTTAAATTTTGTATTGATTTTTCTAAAGCCATTACTAAAAGGGTGTCGGTTTTAATTTCTTCTCCAATGCCTTTAAAAGAATTACCCATATCTTTTAACCCTCCTCTTACGTTTCCTGATAATATTTTAACTAAACCTCCTCCAAATTTTGAAATTCTGTCTACTATTACTTTAATTGCAGCACCTATCCCCGCAAAAGCTACAGATAATAATTCTGCACCCTTTTTTGTTTTAGCAAAAAAAGTAGCTATAGAACTAAAAGCTAAAAGAAATAAACCCACACCTGTAGATGCTATTCCCATTTTAACAGACCTAAACAAAAACTTAGCACCTTTTGCTGCTGCCGCCCATCCTGCTTTTAATCCATTTATAGAAATCCCTAGAATTTGCATTTCAGCTATTACTTCTTTACCTTCTTCGTTTACGTCTTCAATATTTTGCTTAGTCTCTTTAAGTTCTTTATTCCATTTTTTTTGGTCTTTAGCTACTTCTCCTATATTTGTGTCTATTTTGAATACCATTTCTTCCTTATCTGCCATATCTTTATTTTTTAAAGTGCTACTCCTGTTTTTATTTGTGTAAATCTTATATTACTAGCCCATTCTATTGTTACATCTGTTTCTCCTCTTACGTCCATAATAAAATTAGTTCCATCAACTGTTGCTGTTGGACGCCAATTAGTAACTGTACCTGAACTTTTAATAGTATCTCTTTCTCTCTCTATACTTAGTGTTCCTGATTTATTTATAACCACTCCTCTTTCAACCCAACTTGCGAAATCACCTGCTGCTCCTGTACCTGCTCCACCAACTCTTACAGCTAATATATCAGCGTGAAAATACATAGCAGTATTATCAGGAATAGTAAAGTAATTATCTGTTATATTATTCAAGTAACTATCAACTG